ATTGGTTTCCATACACCGTTAGCGTCATTGTTACCAAAGTAATATGGTTCTAGTGCTTGACCGTCAATGAAGTTAATGTCAGTCATGTAACCATCAAATGGTAAAGTTGAACCATCTCTAGCACCAAAATTGTGTTGCAATGATCCTGTATTCCAATTTGGTGTAGCATTTTGTGCTGGATAAGTTTCTGTGCTAAAAGCAGTAACTTGTGATCCATTAATATAAAATTTTACACGATTTGCAGCAGTAGCTTGAGATGTGTCTATTGCAAGAACTATATGATACCAAGCAGAAGAGTCACGAAATACTTGTGAAGTATGAAGGTTTACATTTGGAGTTGTGCTATTAGGGAAATTTTGAATAAATATTTTATTTGTGGAGTCATCAAAATACATTTGAAACAAGTTTGTAGAATAAGATCCACATGAAATAATTGCTCCAGCTTCACTTAATTTTCCACGCTTAACCCAACCACTCCATGTCCATGTAGTTCTATTGCCTGCTAACGTAGGTGTTCTTGATAGATAAGCATTAACACTACTTCTAAACCTTAATGAGTTTGTTAGGTTATTAGTAAGTGGTGTTAAAGCACCTGTAGCTGTAAATGTATGGATAGTATTACCACCTGATGATGTAACTAGACCACCGTTAAATACTTGTGAGCCAGCGTATGAGATAATAACAATACCTGAACCGCCTGAACTTCCTAAACCTGCAGCATTAGAGCCACCACCGCCACCACCGCCACCACCTGTATTTGTAGTTCCAGCAGTTGATGTATTTGGTGAGCCAATAGCACTACCATTACCGCCACCGCCTGTACCACCTAATGAATTTGTGCCTGAATAACCTCCACCACCGCCACCACCTGCGTAGTATGTAGATGTTCCTGAAATGCTAGATGCTAAACCTATACCACCTGCACCACCTGTATTTGAAGCTGATGAGTTTGAACCTGCTGCTCCTGCACCACCTCCACCACCGCCAGCTTGTGAACCTCCACCTGATATACCACCAGCGTTACCCTGTCCACTTGTACCTGAACCTGCAGTTCCTCCAGAGTTAGTTCCGCCACCACCAGAACCACCAGTAAGACCATTTCTGCTTGATATAGAACCACCGCCACCACCACCAGTTGATGTTACGGTAGTTAATCCCGTTCCTGCTAAAGATGAGTTTGAACCACTTGTTCCTGTAACACTTGATGTTGCAGCTACAGCTCCACCTGCACCTACTGTTACAATATAAGTAGCACCTGAATATAAAGTTGTAGATGAAGTTTGATAGCCACCAGCACCACCACCTGCACCACAGTCAGTACCTCCACCACCGCCACCAGCTACGACTAAATAACTAGCTGTTACAGGTGTAAGAGGGCTTAATGTGCCTGAAGATGTGAATGTGTGTATTTGGTTACCACCTGAAGTAGTAAGAGTACCACCTACGAATTTAGGTGTAGCAGATGCGTAAGATATGATGACTATGCCTGAACCGCCTGAACCACCTGTATAAGATGGACCAGTACCTCCACCACCGCCACCAGTATTAGCTGTACCTGATACAGCATTTCCTGTATTACTATTACCTGCACCACCACCGCCTGTGCCTCCTGTTGTAGAAGTTCCTCCAGTAGCATAATATCCACCGCCACCACCACCTGCATAGGTTACACTTGAACCTGAAATAGATGAAGATAAACCATTACCACCATTACCTGCTTGTGTAGTTGATGTAGCATTTCCACCTGCTGCACCTGCACCACCACCGCCACCTGCTGGAAATGGTGATGAAGTAAATCCACCATTACTACCACCATTATTACCTTGACCTGATGTTCCACTTCCTCCACCAACAGAACTGCCTGATGAACCTGCACCACCACCAGAACCACCAGAGCCACCATTAACTCCACCGCCACCAAAACCACCACCTACAGATGTAACTGTAGATAAACCAGTACCTGATATAGATGAGTTAGAGCCTGCTATGCCTGAAGTTCCACCTCCAACACATACAACACCAGCTCCACCAGCACCTACTGCAATAGAATATGTATTGAGTGTAGATAATGAAAATGTAGATGTTTGATAACCACCAGCACCACCACCGCCACCGCCAGAGCCACCTCCACCAGCAACAACAAGATAAGATGCTGCTACTTTATTTTTATCTGCGGCAGATAGAATACCATAAGCTCTTGCGGCTTGTACGGCTAGTCTTGACAATAATGACATTGTTAATTCCTACTTAAATTGAGTTTGAGCTGCGAATACAGAGAATGTTGCTGAACCTGTTTTAATAATTGTGTATGAGTAAGCATCTACACCTGAAGCATTACCACTTGACCATGCTGTACCACCTTGATATTTAGGTGTAACAGATGAACCGTCAACTGTAACTGCGTTGTTATAGTATGCTGTAGCACCTTGTGATACTAGGAATACGACTGTGATAGCCTCACCTGTTGACATTGCTGTATCTAAAGATGTGCCTGATGAACCTCTAAAGTTTACAGTCCAGTTCGCACTTGCATTAGTTGTATAGTATAACACAGACTGTGTAGTTACATCATAGTTAATAGTGCCTGTAGCTGCTGTTGCTGATACAGTTACACCTTCTAAAGCGTTTGTAAATTTAGATGAAATAACACTAGATGTACCTGTAAAAATTTGTTTAGGCGTAAATGTGTTTGTAGATGTATAGCTTGGAATATCTGTACCTATAGCAAGACCTAAAGCTGACCTAGCTGAAGCAGCAGTAGTAGAACCTGTACCACCTGCACCGATAGGGATAGTATCGCCTGACTCTGCTGACTGCAAGTCACGAATTTGAGCCATTAGCGTTCTAATAGCATTGTTAATATTAGAAGGTGCGCAACCCTCATCAATATTAATACCTGCAATGTCTGTGTTTAAATTTGCGCCAGCACTTGTGGATGCGTACTGACTTATCTTATCTTTTGCCATAATTGTTCCTTAAATTTGTTGATACCACGTATTACTACTTGAACTTGTTGCTGTCCATGTGTCTGAACTTGGAGATATATCAGTCCATGAACTTGCACCTGCTGTTATTTCTGTCCAAGTATCACTACTTGGTGTTACATCTGTCCATGACTCTGAGCCAGGTGTAATAGGACTCCAGTTTTTACCTTGTATAATGCCATTAGCAGTTATTGTTGCATTGCCTGTAACACTACCTACGCCATATAAAATAGCGTTAGGTGAACAAGTAAGAAGTGCTGTTCCTAATATACTTGCATTACCTGAATACTCTACACCACCTAAAGCTGATACTGTGGCATTACCTGTAATATCTGCTGTAGATGTTCTAATTCTTAAACCATCTGCTGTGACAGTTGCGCTACCTGTAATAGATGCGTCACCTGATAATACTCTTATACCATCTGCTGTGACTGTAGCATTTCCTGTAATACTACCTGAGCTTTGGTATATAGCATTACCTATGCCTGTTAATAAAGCATATCCGGTAATAGCACCGCTAGATGATACAACTTTAGCACCGTTAGCTGTGACTGTAGCCTCACCTAATATACTTGCAGAGTCAAATGTTATTCTAGTAACATTAGCTTCTAAGTCTGCATTACCTGTAATACTTGCGTTACCTGTAAGTATTTTAGAAGCGTCAGCAGTAACAGTAGCATTACCTGTGATAGAAGCATTATCTGTTCTAATTCTTACAGCACTTGTAGATACTGTAGCATCACCTGATATTGCACCGGTAGCTAAGTTAAAACAAGCACCACTTACCCATATTGGGTCATCTAGTGAGAATGGTAAGTTATCTAAACTACCGAAATAGTCTAATTGGTCTAATGTCCATGGACCACATATTGTAGTGCCATTGTTATAAAACGTGTTATCTAAACTATATGGTACATTTTCCAAGCTACCATAAACGTCTAGCTCTTCTAGCGTCATTGGTACTGGCATAATTTACCTTAAGCTAATGTTACAGATAAGTTGCCTGTAGCAATTTTAAATATGTCACCTGAGTCAATATCTTTAGATGTATCTAATGCTGTATGGTAAAGTAAGTTACCAGATGTAGAAGCATCATTAATACCTATCCAACCAATAATTCCCCATGAAGCTGTAGCTTGTGGAAATTCTACTGCTGCACTATTTGTTGACACGCCACCTGATGGTGCGCCAAATGTGACTGCTGTTCTAGCATAAGAACCACCAGATACCTCTGTTCCACTACCTGCGTCTGTAGGGTCTGAAGTCCATAGTGATACATAAACTGTTGCTGGTGATGTATATGTTGTGTTTCTTAGAGTTGCATTGATAATTGCATTTTCTAAGTAATTACTAATTTCTGCCATTTTGTTTTCCTTATCGTGGTGTTACGCTTAGTGAAGTGTATGGGTATGTTTGACCCAAGTCGCTTGTTTTAATATTAGCAATTGCTCTGTCATATAAAGCTGACCATGTTTGAATACGACCATCATTCATCAAATATGGCTCTGCCTCTGCTAGAGTTGCGTATAATAAAGCGTCTGGGTAATTAGCTAGAAATAAATTACTAGCAGTTGTTGTTGATATAAATGTAGGTTGAGCATAATACAATATTTGAACTGTCATTGTAGAGTCAAATATAGGTGCGAACTGAAACTCTGAACCTAGCATTGTAAAATAGTATGGCATACCTGATAATGTGGTTTGACCATTCTTAAAGAATAAGTCTGGTGACTGATATTCTAGTCTAATAACAGGGTTACCTTGTACATGTATTTCTCTAACTTCTAGCATGTCACTTGGTAGTGCTACAGTTCCATCACCAGCAGTAGAACTTGCAGTAGATACCTTTAACATCTTTTCAGTTCTTAAGTCACGTGACATTCTTGTTTGTGCTAATTGAATGAAGTCAGGTATTTGTGAACTTAAGTCTGTTCTTGCTAAATAGTTTTCTACTACTGTAACAAAACTAGTATAGTTGGTAAAAGCCATAGTTATCCTTTTTTAACAAAGAAGATACAACCGTTAGTCATACCTACTTGTTTAATTATTTTAAACCTTAATTTTATTTTATCTTCCCACCATGATAGTGGTTCTTGAATTAGATGTGCATTACGTCCATCTGGTAGAATTTTAGACGCTGGACCTGTATGTATTGTAAATAGTCCAAATTTCATAGTCACTCTTTGTAAGTCATTTAGAACATTATCCAATAATTCAGGTTCTATATGCTCTAAAACGTCAATACAAGCCACGAACTCTGTTGGTTCAGGGATAGATGACCATAATTCATTACTTGGCTCATAAGGAGTGTATTTTACATCTACTGTAATAGCATCTTTTAGTCTACATTTACCTGCACCGTAGTCTAATAAATATCTTATTTTGTTTTCTTTAATAATTAAGTCAACAAGTGGTGCGTATGTAACGCTTGCTATACCATAATTTGCATCTTCATGCAGTTTAGACTGCATTTCTCTATATGAGTCAGATATTAATTTGCTCAATGACTTCTTTCCATGTTCTATCGTCTTGATATATTAGTCTCATGTGGCGATACCATGGCATACTAGGTTGAGCATAGCGCCATTGATGCCATTTTGGTACTAAACACCATGTTTTAACACCCATAGCAGCACTACAATGCAATGCTGTAGTATTTACACCTAAAACCATGTCACATGCAGCTATAATTGCTGCTGTATCATCATAGTCTTTTGCGTCTGTCGCAAATTCAAAGTACTTTACGCCATCAATTTTGCGTTCTACGCTATAGTCTAAGCTTACTAATTGTATATCTTTACGCTTTAATAGTGGCTGTAAGTCTTCTTCTGTAAGTTCACGGCCTTTAGAGTTAGTTCTAAATGTACCGCCTTTAGTTGTGATGCCAATTACTGTTTTATTCCATGACTTAAACATGTGCTTCCACATGTCTACCTTCTCACTATCAGGTACTAGAAAAGGAGTCCCAGGAAAAGACTTGCTGTTTGGTCTGAAAAACTGAGGTAGTCCACCAATTGCACATCTTGCATCAAAAGTAATTCCATTTAACCACTCCACATTGTCTTGTTTGCGAGTGCCATGCACTTCTGCTTTATGAAAGCTGCGTCTAAATAATGTTTCTAACCTTTCATCACAGTCTATATAAACTTTTTTACTAATGTCTATAGCGTCAGGTATACATGATGCGTAAAATATCTCATCACCTAGGCCTTGTTCACCATAGATAACAATAGTTTTATCTTTAGATCCATCCCATCTTGGCTCATCACCATAAACTAATTCTTTTCTGAACTTACCGCCTAGTGACTTATCCCATTCTTTCCAGCCTTCTACCCATTGGCCTTTAGCTAAATAACTATGAGCTAAATTTAATTGTGCGTGTAATTCATTTGGGTCACATTCTAAAGCCATCTTAGCTGACTTTTCTGCATCATCCCAACGTGACATTTGGACCAATGATGCTGAAGCATTAGAGTATGCCATAGCATAGTTAGGGTCTAATTCTGCTGACTTTAAAAAGTATTTAATAGCATCATCAAAGTTATCCATTTCGTGACATGCACGACCTAGAGAAGTCCATAATGCTTTGTTACCTGGCTGTTCTTGTAATGCTCTACGGAAGTACTGGTATGCAAATGCAGGTTTATCACCCATTAACCAAATGTATCCAGCAAAGTTTAATGTCGCTGCATCATTAGGATACATCATTAACATTTCGTTTATAAGTGGCATTGCTAAGTCATACTTTTCCTTAGTGATAAGGTCATGTATGGCTAATTGTACGTTTCTTAATTCGTCTTTATCCACATTTAACACCTGATAATTCTCTCATCTCTTTTAATACTTCAGATAACTTTTGAGTCATTAATACTCTGCAAGATGAAATGTATATAGGATGAAATTCTTTATCACCATCTGACACTTCAGTATAGTCTAAATAGTCTTCAAAAAAAGACTTAACTAATTCTTTTAGTCTTGCTTCTTTATCCACGTTTTGTAGTCAATTTCAAGTATGGATAGTTTTCGTTTATTTCTTTTATAAGTTCTTTAGTTTGGTTAGGGTTATATATATCTATACCCTTTTGCTTTAACTGCATTTCCACTACTGGAGGAATGCTAGCAAAATGCGCCCATTCTTGTTTAACGCCTTTGTCCCAAATGTCTGGGTTATCTCTTGCTTCTTTAATTTTGTCTAACATGCCACTCAAGTCTTGAGTAG